CAAGTATTGGTACTCTGATCCTGCAATCGTTCAGCCTGTGACAAAGAAGTTGTCAATGCCTGGTATTGTTGCAACTCTAGATCTCACAAGTCAGCGTTTGGCTGAATTGCTGAAGGCATCGGCAGTTATGCAGTTGCCCAATCTGAAGATCAAGTCAAAGGGAAATGGAACTGCACAGGCTGTTCTATTTGATAAGAGCGATCCGTCTACAAACGAATATACGGTAGAAATGTCTTGTGACGGAGACGATGCTTTCTCTGTTTCTTTCAAGGTTGAAACCCTCAAGTTGATTCCTGGAGACTATACTGTTGAGATCTCCAAGAATATCGTTTCTCTGTTCACTCACAAAACAGAGCCTCTAAAGTACTACATTGCAATGGATTACAAGGCCGAAGACCAGGAGTAATAGATGACTGCTTCGTATCTACAGGACTTGCTTTGGGTTGAGAAGTATCGACCAAAGCGTGTTCAGGATTGTGTATTGCCTTCGGGCATCAAGAAGACATTTCAGCAGATGGTAGACACGGGGGAGGTTCATAACCTCCTCTTGTCTGGTTCAGCAGGAACAGGCAAGACAACAATTGCCAAGGCTCTCTGTGATGAATTGGGCTGCGACTTTCTTCTAATCAACTGCTCTGAAGACGGGAATATCGACACTCTGCGAACAAAGATTCGCAACTTTGCCTCGACTGTTTCGTTGGGTGGTGGCAAGAAGGTGGTTATCCTAGACGAGTTTGACTATTCTAATGCACAGTCAACACAGCCAGCACTTCGTGGATTTATTGAAGAGTTTGCTGCAAACTGTCGATTTATCCTTACTTGCAACTTCAAGAACCGCATTATCGAACCTCTGCACTCTCGTTGCACAACGGTTGAATTCTCCATTCCACAAAAGGAGAAGCCCCGTCTGGCAAAAGAATTCATGGATCGTGTGAAGAGTATTCTCCATGATGAAGGGGTAAAGTACGATGAGAAGATTGTTGCCGAACTCATCATGCGGTACTTCCCAGACTTTCGTAAGGTCTTGAATGAATTGCAGCGATACTCTGTTGGTGGAGAGATTGATGTTGGGATTCTACAGTCTGTTGGCGAGATACGGGTAAAGGAACTTGTTGGATTCATGCGGGAGAAGAACTTCAACGAGGTCAGAAAGTGGGTTGTGCAGAATCTAGACAACGATCAGAGCCGAATCTTCCGCCAGGTTTACGACAACCTCTATACCTATTTCAAGCCACAGTCTATCCCACAGGCTGTCCTTATCCTTTCTGATTACCAGTACAAGGCAGCATTTGTCGCAGACTCTGAAATCAACCTTACGGCTTGTCTTGTCCATCTGATGATGGAGTGTGAATTCGAATGAAATTAGGAGATATTCTCAATTCTATAAACACAGGGAAGGAACCCGTTATTACACGGGAAAACGAGAAAGCCTACCTTCCATTCATTGTGGCACGGTGTTTTTCTAATTTTCCTGATACCATCTTCCATGCAAACGAATTGAATAGCCGTGTGGTGACAGACAGGAAGATGCACTACGACTATCTCTTCCACTCTCTACGGAAGCGTAAGCGGTTCTCTCCGTGGCAGAAAGCCGCCGAGAATCCCCATAGAGAGGCTGTGGCTTGGTTCTACGGGCTTTCACAGACCAAAGCCGAGGAATGCTTGGGTCTTCTGAAGGAGAGCGATAGGGAGGCTATTCGCAAACAGTACGAGGAAGCCCACAAGTAATTCTTCACATTTAGAGAAATACCCGTTTTCCTACATATGGAGACGGTTATTTTCTTTTAGAGGGTGAAAATTATGAGTGAACGGGAAGAGAAATACATTGATATTGAAGTGTCTGATTTGCTTGAAGTACAGTTGCCGACACCCGACAACTTTCTAAAGGTAAAAGAGACTCTGACTCGCATAGGGGTCTGCTCAAACAAAGACAAGAAACTCTGGCAATCGTGCCATATACTCCATAAGCGTGGCAAGTACTATATTACCCATTTCAAGGAATTGTTTGCTTTGGATGGTTTGCCTACAAACTTGGGAGAGGAAGACCTACAGCGCAGAAACAAGATTGCCCTGCTCTTGGAGGAGTGGGGCTTGGTAAAGGTTGTGGATGCAGCCAAAGCGTCTTCTGCTTGTGAAATCAATCAGATAAAGATACTTTCCCACTCCGAGAAGAAAGAGTGGACATTGGAGCCTAAATACCATATAGGTAAGGATAAAAGCAAGAGATAAACTCCCTACATTGAGGTCTATATTATGATACCGAAGATTATTCATCAAATCTGGTTAGGCGATCAGTCCAAGCGACCTGATCGCTTTATCAATACATGGCGTGACTTGAACCCAACTTGGGAACACAAATTGTGGACCGAAGAGAATATGCCAACATCTTGGATCAAGCGACATTTTGACCAATGTCCCTCTCTTGCAGGAAAAGCAGACATCCTTCGATACCAACTTCTTCACCAAGAAGGAGGCTTTTTTATTGATGCTGATGCCGAGTGCATTAGACCTCTTGATGATGATCTTGTGGACAACGAGGCTTTCTGTTGCTTTGAGAATGAGTATGTTCGACCTGGATTAATGTCGAATGGATATCTTGCTTCAATGCCAAAGAATCAGTTTCTTTGGGAAATGATAAACCAAATAGGTCAACGACAGGACATGAATTACCATCCGCTCCAAACATGGGAGATAACTGGTCCTGCTCTGCTCACTTCTACAGTTTGCAAGATGCGCTATAACAAGATGACTATTTACCCTAGCCATTACTTTATTCCAAGACACTATTCTGGATTACAGTATAGTGGAAAGGGAAAGATATATGCTATGCAGTATTGGGGAACAACTCCTGGAAGTGGTTATGAATATGGAGCGGTTCGATGAATATAACTTCATTGCCTGTTTTGTGGATCACAATAGAATCTGCAAAAGATCGACATCAAAAGATGTCTGAAATCTTCTCCAAATTTGGATTTACAAATACCCATCAGATAAATGGAAAGATATTGGATAAAACAGGACTGTCTTTCATTGAAATTCAAAAGAAGAAGTCTGCTCTTGTTGCAAATGCCCATATTAAGGCGATGCAAATGTTTAAGCCACCTTTTATTATTCTTGAAGATGATATTGGTGTTATAGATTCACACTTCAAAAGTGATATCAATATTCCTCTAGATGCAGATTGCATTTATCTTGGCTCTTCTGTATGGGGAATGAACGAAGGACAATCTGTCTGTTGGGGAACAAAAAAGAAGGCAGTAGACGAGGATTACTGTAAGGTAGAAGATATGCTTGGTATCCATGCAATACTCTATCTGAATGAAGATTATGTTCAACATACTATACAAAATCTATTGAAATGCAATGCATTAGAACAATATTGCGATGAGTGTATTGCAACCGATATGAAGAATCATAATGTTTACTGCACAAACTATCCTATGTTCTTTCAAGATGATGGCAGAAATAATCTTGTAACTTCAATGCCAATGGCAGATTACCGATAAATCGGAGATACAATGATAGTTCAAATGACATTGATAAAAAATGAACTGTTTCTTCTAAAAGAAATGTTACCAATATGGCAAAAATATGCCGATGGTTTTGTTTTTATGGATGATGAATCTGATGATGGTACTTATGAATATTTGATGGACAACAGAGAGAAATACAATATTCTTGCAGTATTGAAGTCCAATAAAACAGAAGATATTCTTGATATCGAATCTAATATAAGACAACGACTTTTTGATGAAGCATTTAAGCACTCTGGACACATCATATGTCTTGATACTGATGAATATCTAGATGGTAGTATTACAAAATTACAACTTGAAGAAATCCTTACAAATAATAGGGATACTCTTATTCATCTTCAATGGATTCAATACACAAATATAAATCAAATAAGAACAGATGGTCCTTGGAAATTCAATCTAAAGGATAGGATAGGTTCCTACACCAGTCGGTGCTTGTTTAAGCCAGCACAAATGCATTCTGAACATCTTCCTGTTCCGAGTAACCAAGTAATGATACGAGTACCACAATTATTCATTGCTCATCTACAATGGTTGGACAAAGAAACTGTAGCAATCAAGCAGTATTATTGGAAGATTCGTGACTTCATCACTAGAACTAAATTTGGTGGACATACAGTTTCAGCCAGTGCATATGATGCATCTGTTAATAACTTTGCATGGACATACGAACAATTTGATTTTCCACTAAAGGTAGATTCAAATATCTACAAAAATTTGAATAAAGAAAACAACTACAAGTACAAGTTTATTCAAGAAAATATCAAGAGATACAATATTCCTAATTTAAATGATTGGGGTATGGGAATACACCAAAATGATAAAGGAGAGTAGATTATATTATGAATAAGATTGAAATGACTATAGGAATAGTCACCTTTAAACAAAGAAAAGAGATGATAAAAGACCTTTTGGGTAAACTGAAATCATCTATTCCAGATTATGCTGACATAGTTCTAATAATAAATGGAAATAATGATGAAGAAATGACTGAAGAATATAGACAAGAGATGCTTGATCTGACAAAGAAATACAAAAGCGTTTATCCTATATTTTGTGCAGAATTCAAAAGCCTAGCAAAACTTTGGAATACTATTGTTATTTTCAGTAAGACAGAATACAATTTGATATTGTGTGATGATGTTGCGTTTGAAAATAAGAATGCATACGAAATTATACAGTCTCATATAGAAAATACCAAAGAAGAATTTTTCAAAATCAATAATGAATTTTCTCATTTTGTTTGTACGAAATCAATCATGTATAAACTTGGATATTTTGACGAAAGATTGTGCGGCTTTGGTGAAGAAGACGGAGATATTGTTCATAGATTTATTAAAATGTTTGGACGAACTATACCAAGTATATCCATACCAAATCTATACAATAAAGCAGCATATGATTTGAAAAATGATAAAATTGAAGTATTTCAACAAAATAAGCCAAGATTCAATAGAGAGTTTGCCAAATTGGCATACAAGGAACATCCAGATGGAATTTGTGGAATGAATCCAACTCCTATAGTTAAGGTCATTCCAGACTATCAGCAATATCCATATGAAGACTTTGTACAGAAGAATAAACATAATATAGCAAAGTTTGATAAAGTTATTTTATAAATGAGTGTTTATTATGAAAATAGAAAAACCAATTTCGTTATTTGGTAGCAGTGGATTCATAGGACAACGATTCTGTCAGATGTACCCAAACAATATCACTCGTATTGAAAGAATGGATTATGTACCAAAAACCAACGATATACTGTATCTGATAAGTACAGTTGATAATTATAATGTTCATACAGATCTTCATATTGACATTGATACTAATCTAAAGGTATTGATGAAAGTTTTAGAAAATACTCCTAGAAATTCTGATACTGTTTTCAACTTTGTCAGTTCTTGGTTTGTATATGGGCAAAATAACGAGATTCCATTTAGAGAAGATTTTTCTGTATGCAATCCTACAGGCTTTTATTCTATCACAAAGCACTGTGCAGAACAGTTGCTAGTTTCTTTTTGCAATACATTCAACATCAAGTATAGAATATTTCGTCTTGCTAATGTATTGGGTGAAGGTGATAGAAAGATTTCTAAAAAGAAAAATGCATTGCAATATCTAATCAAAGAAGTTTCACAAAACAGAGATATTGAACTCTACTATGGCGGAAAAGTTTTAAGAGATTACATCTATGTTGATGATGTTTGTGCTGCAATAAAGCATTGTGTTGACCATGCTCCAACGAATCAGATTATCAACATAGGCAGTGGAGAACCTAATATGTTGGGTGATCTTGTTCAGAAAGCAATAGACTACTCTAACTCCACATCAAAGATAATACAGATAGAACCAACTCAATTTCACAACATAGTACAAGTAAGGCATTCTTATTTGGATATAAGTAAGTTAACATCTTATGGATTTAGGGCAAACTACGATATTGATGGGGTGATACATAGACTTGTGGACTTCTACGAGAAAGAATCAATATGAAGAAAATTGTCTATGTTACAGGATGTCTTGGCTTTATTGGTTCGTATGTGACCCGTCTTTGTTTACAAAGAGGATGGTTTGTCAAAGGTGTTGATAAAATCACATATGCCGCCAACAAAAATTTGCTGAAGGAGTTTGAACAGTACGAAAACTTTTCGTTTGTTCATTGCGATATCAACGATCTTAAATTTCTATATGATTGTGACTACATCATCAATACAGCCGCAGAAACTCATGTTGGAAACTCCATAGCAAATAGCGCAGATTTTGTCCATTCAAATATCAATGGTGTGCATAAGATATTAGAGTTGATGAGAAATTACAGACAAGAGACAGGGAAAATGCCAACTCTTTTGCATTTTAGCACTGATGAAGTTTATGGTGATATCATCGAAGGTGCTCATTCGGAGAATGACATCTTAAAGCCATCTAATCCATATTCGGCTACCAAGGCTGCTGCTGATATGTTGATACTGGCATGGGCAAGAACATATGGTATTCCTTATGTCATTGTTAGACCAACAAACAACTATGGAATAGGTCAGTATGTAGAAAAATTGATTCCAAAGACTTGCAAATACCTTTCTTTGGGAAGAAAAATTCCACTCCATAATAATGGATCTCCTATACGAAATTGGCTTCATGCAGAAGATACCGCTAGAGCAGTTATGACTATAGTTGACGCTGGTGTGAAAAACGAGATATACAATATTTGTGGTGGTTATGAGCAAAAGAACATTGATGTTGTTGTCAAACTTCTTAATGCATATGGGCTTGACTCAAGTGATTTAGACAGGTATATTGATTGGTCATGCAGTAGACCTGGACAAGATGTTCGCTATGCTCTTGATGATACAAAATTGAAAAATTTAGGTTGGAGTGCATCTGTCAAATTTGACGACACTTTAGTTGATATAGTCAAATATTACACAAGATCATTTATTTGGTGATATTGCAAGGAAAAATAATATGAACACAAGAGAATTTAAATGCGTAAAGATAATGACAGACCTTATTGAAAATGAAGGTTTGGTTGGAATTAAAACATCGTTTGAAGATGAAGGTGCTTCTTTCAATGAGACTATTCGTCTTAAGCAAATATGCAATGAAGCAAAAACTAAATTGACTTTAAAGATTGGTGGTCCAGAAGCAATCAGAGATATGAAAGATGCAATTATTATAGGAGTAAAGGGTATCGTTGCACCTATGGTTGAATCTGAATTTGGCTTAAAGAAATTCATACAGGCAACAAAGGCTCATATTTCTGAAGACAATCTTTCTTCTATTCAACTCAACATCAATATTGAAACCATATCTGCTATACAAAACGCAGAAAAGATGCTCTCTTCAAAAGAAGCAGATAGTCTTTATGGAGTGACTGTTGGTAGAGTAGATTTGGTGTCTTCAATGGGAAAAGATAGGTCTTATGTAAATAGTGAAGAAATTTACACATTGACTAGAAATGTCTTTGTCAAAGCAAAAGAAAAGGGCTTGAAACTCTGCTTGGGTGGAGCCGTATCTATTGATTCTTTGGATTTTCTTCGCAGACTTCATTCAGAAGGTTTGTTGGACAAGTTTGAGACAAGATATGCGATCTACGATCCTTCTATTTCTCTAAAGAATCTTTCACGGGCTTTGTCTAAAGGACAAATGTTAGAATACGAATGGCTTAAGGCAAAGCATGAATATTATCTCTCTCTGGCAAATCAAGATATAAAGAGAATACAGATGATACAAGATAGAATCAATCAGTCCATCTCCTCTCTAGGAGAGGACAAAGGATGAGAGTATTGATTACTGGTGGGTCTAGAGGAATAGGAAAGGCTATAGTAGAAAGATTTATTTGTGATGGACATGATGTTTATTGTCCAACTAGAGAAGAACTCGATCTTTCTCATCCTGTAGTTTTGAATGACTGTTCTTTTGACATAGTAATAAATAACGCCGGTATTAACCCACTGAAGAAATTTTGTGAAATTTCTTCTACTGAAGTAATGCGAGTAAATTATCTATCTCCTTTAGAGATTATTCAACAGTGCATTCCTCATATGGTGGAGAGAAGATTTGGTAGAATCATCAATATAGGAAGCATATGGATTGATTTGGCTAAAGAAAAAAGATCAGCGTATGCTGCAAGCAAATCTGCTCTTCATTCTATGACATTATCTTTGACCGCAGAATATGCATCTATGGGTATTCTTTCAAATACAGTATCTCCTGGGTTTATAGAAACAGATTTAACTCGTAAAAATAATTCTTCAGAAGAACTGATTCGTTTGTCTAATATTGTTCCTGTAAAAAGATTAGGATTGCCCGAAGAAGTAGCAGAACTTGTTTATTTTTTGACAATCAAAAATACATTCATTTCTGGTCAGAATATTAGAATTGATGGAGGTTATCAGTGTACGGCTCATTGAGATTATCTGTTGATTCTAAAATGAAAAGATACTCGGTTGAATTTACCGATAGTATTGGGGATATTGCTGATATTCTAAATCAGAATAGAATCATTACAGTTATAGACTCCAATGTTGCTAATTTATATCCCTCTCTTTCTTTGAAAGATCCAATAATCGTAGAGTGTATAGAGGATAGAAAAAACATAGATGGTGCAATTGAGATTTATAATCGTCTTATAGAGAAAAGAGCAAACATTAATACCAAACTAGTTGTTATTGGTGGTGGCATTCTACAAGACCTTGTTGGATTTTGTGCATCAACATATTGTAGAGGGATTGACTATACATTAGTACCAACAACACTTCTTTCTCAGGCTGATAGTTGCATTGGTGGAAAGACATCATTGAATCATTTAAGTAGAAAAAATATTCTAGGTACATTTTATCCACCAGATGAGATTATCGTTTGTCCAAAATTTATAGAAACTCTGTCAACTCTTGATGTAATCAGTGGATTTGGAGAAATATACAAATTTCATATTCTTCAAAATAAGATGGATTCTTTTGATATTGATGGTGACATTTTAAAGATGGTACATGATGGGCTTGAATATAAAATCAGTATCATCGAAGATGATGAGTTCGATAGAGGAAATAGAAGATTTCTAAATTTTGGACACACATTTGGACATAGCATAGAATCTATCTCTAACTATAAAATTCCTCATGGAATAGCAGTTATAGTTGGTTCAATTATTGCAATGAGAATATCAAAAAAGTTCGGCTATCAAAATGAGCAATATGATATTATCGACAAAAATGGATTTAATCTCTTATCAAAGAGTCAACTAAAATTTGAAGAGAGTTGGTTTGATTTCGAAAAACTTTTACCATTAGTTCTTGCTGATAAGAAGAGTACAGGAAAACTAACAATGGTTTTGATGAATGGAAATAAACCATTTGTTACAGAAATACAAGATCATTCTTTAGTATTGGAAGTATTAGAGGAAGTGTATGCGTCTATCTGATTATGTAATTCAATTTCTTCGTGACAAATATGGAGTAGATACAATATTTACGGTATCTGGTGGTGGCTGTATTTTTTTGATAGATTCTCTTGGCAAAACAGAGGGAGTTCAATATGTTGCTACCCATCACGAACAAGCAGCCTCTATTGCAGCAGAGGGATATGCAAGAATCAACAATAAGTTGGGAGCCTGTGTAGTCACTAGTGGACCTGGTGGCACTAATGCAATGACAGGTACTCTTTGTAGTTGGCTTGATTCTATTCCTGTGATTGTAATCAGTGGACAAGTTAATAAAAATATGACAACCAATCACACAGGTCTTGGTTTGCGTCAATTAGGAGATCAAGAGTTTAATATAGTTGAGTCTGTTAAGAATATGACAAAATATGCTGTTCAGGTTAATGATTCTAAAGAAATTCGTTTTCATTTAGAAAAAGCCTGTGCATTGGCTACATCTGGAAGACCTGGTCCTGTTTGGGTTGATATTCCTTTAGACATTCAATCAGAAAATATAGAACCAGATGCTCTTGTTGGTTTTACAGAACCAATAGAGATTCCTAATGCATCAGAAGATGAAATCGTAGAAGTGATACACCAATGGGAAAAAGCAAAGAAGCCTCTTTTGATTGTTGGTAATGGAATTAGGCTTGGTAAAGCAGAAGAACATTTACAAGAACTCTTAAGAAGAACAGACATACCAGTGATATCTGCTGTAAATGGAAATGATATCGTAAATAGCGATTATCGTTATTACTGTGGTCGTTTTGGAACACACGCACAAATATGTGCAAACAATCTATTAAGTGAGTGTGATTTCTTGCTATCAATAGGGTCAAGACTATATGTTCGTCAAACTGGTTACAATTTCAAAGGATTTGCAAAACAAGCACATCGTGTATATGTTGATATAGATTCAGCAGAATTATCAAAGCCAACTATTTTTCCGCATATGGCAATACATTCTGATGCAAAGCAATTTATAGAAGCATTGCTCAAATTTGATATTCCCAAAACACCATCAGATTGGCTTGACGAGTGTAATAGTCTTAATAAGACACCAAAGGTGTTGGATAGGCATAGAAACAAAACAAAGTATGTCAGTCACTATGCATTTATAGAAAGATTATCTGAAATGCTACCGACAGATTGTCATATCGTGACCAGCGATGGTTCTGCAAATATAGTCACCATGCAAGTTTTGAATCTAAAAAATAATCAAAGACTGTTTACAAATACAGGATGTGCTCCGATGGGATATGGTCTTCCTGCTGCATTGGGGGCTTCGATAAAGCATAAAATTATTTGCATAGAAGGGGATGGTAGTCTTCATCTAAACATTCACGAACTACAAACGATGAAGCATTACGATTTACCAATCAAACTGATTCTTCTAAACAATGAAGGATATCTTTCCATCAAGACCACGCAAAATGCCTTCTTTGGGGGCAAATATGTTGCATCGGAAAAAAATAGTGGAGTTTCATTTCCAAACTTTGAACGAATAATCAATGCATATGATATACCTTATTGTAAAATAAGCAATAATCGGATGATAGATTCGGTTCTAAAAGATTTCTTGTCAAAAGAAGGTCCGTGTGTATGTGAAGTGTTTACTGATCCAGAAGAATACCACGAACCAAAGGTTGTTGCTAAATTGGGAGATGATGGGAAATTTATTCCTGGTGAACTCAATGAAATAAGGTGGCTTGGATGAAAATACTTGTGACAGGTAGCAAAGGATATCTTGGCAGAAGTCTAGTACCATCCCTATCAAATTTATATGAAGTTACAACAATAACAAGAGATGACTTTGATCTATTGAATAGCGACTCTATCAATGGGTGGTTCATTGATAAAAAATTTGATGTTGTTATTCATACTGCTATTTCTGGTGGAAGTAGGCTTAAAAAAGATGATGAAAAAGTCTACGAAGATAATGTTCTGATGTTCAAAAACATTATGAATAATAGAGATAAATTTGACAGATTGATATCGTTTGGATCAGGGGCAGAAATATTCTCTATTGAAACCCCATATGGAAAGAGCAAAAAATGGATTGCAGATCAGATTGATAGAGATGAAAAATGCCACAATATTAGGATATTTGGTGTATTTGACCATGATGAATTGTCTACTAGATTTATAAAGAGCAATATCATACGGTATATCAATAAACAACCGATGATGGTTCACTCAAATAAAATCATGGATTTTTACTATATGGAAGATCTTGTAAGTTTAGTCAAATTTTATCTGACTAATTCAAGTCTTCCTAAAACAATAAACTGTTCTTATGAACAAAAGTATACCTTGTTGGAGATTGCGAAGTTCATAAACAGTCTAGATACACATACAGTTCCTATTCTTGTTGAAGAAAGCAAAGAGTTGGAATTCTATTGTGGAAATCCACATGGCTGTGGTATAAATGAGATTGGTCTTTTTTTTGGTATAAAGGAAACTTATAAAAGGTTAAACCATGATTGATGTGAATATTGAAAATGATGATATTGATCGCAAGATTAGAGAATTAGTAGAACTTAAAAGAAAGCGACAAATAAAATCTTGGACACCAGGAAAGGATCCGGTTCAATACGCTGGATCTTATTTTGATGATGAAGAATTTGTTGCTGGTATTGAATGCTTTCTTGATGGTTGGTTAGCACTCGGAGATAATGGTATCCGTTTTGAAAGACAGTTTAGAGGCAGACTTGGAAAGAACTATGGTGCGCTTACAAATAGCGGATCAAGTGCAAATCTATTGATGGTTTCTGCTCTAAAGTCTAGAAAATTATACAATCTACAGCCAGGAACAAAGATAATTACTCCAGCCGCTGGCTTTCCTACAACAATAAATCCCATTATACAGAATGGATTCCAACCAGTATTTGTTGACATTGATCTAGACACACTAAATCTAAATCTAGACCAAGTGGAGGCTGCCGCAAAAAATGGTGCTAGAGTTCTAGCATTTGCTCATGTATTGGGTAATCCTCCAAATATGGATCGTCTAATGGATATCGTTGAACGATACGATTTGATTCTATTAGAGGATTGTTGTGATGCACTTGGTAGTAAATATGACGGAAAACTTCTTGGTTCTTTCGGTCAATTTTCCTCTTGTTCTTTCTATCCAGCACATCACATGACTATGGGTGAAGGTGGATTTGTAGCGTGTAGAACAGAAGAACAAGAAATGGTCGTTAAAAGCCTACGAGAATGGGGAAGAGGTTGTTATTGTTCTGGTAAGGGTGCTTCTTGTCTAAAGAACGGTATGTGCAAGAAGAGATTTAGCAATTGGTTGCCAGAGTTTCCAGACGAAATATTTGACCACAAGTATGTCTATGAAGAGATAGGCTATAATATAAAGCCATTAGATTTGCAGGCAGCGATAGGTCTTGTCCAACTAAAGAAATTGGATAAGATGATCGAACTACGCAAAAAGAATTTCAATCGTCTTTATTCTGTATTCTCAAAGTATGAAGATATCTTCCATCTTCCAAAGGCAACAGATAAGGCAGATCCCTCTTGGTTTGCTTTTGCGTTGACAATTAGAGATGGAGTAAAGATGAAGAGAAATGAATTCACAATGTATCTTGAGGACAATAAGATACAGACAAGAAACTACTTTGGTGGCAATGTTTTACTACAACCAGCATACTCTGGTGTTTATTCTGGCGATGCAAAAAGAGATTTCCCAATATCTACTAAAATAACAACGGATACTTTCTTTCTTGGGACAAGTCCTGTTATCACAGATGTTCAAATGGACTACATAGAATCAAAAGTTAACGAATACTTTACTATCAGTGGAAAGCAATAAACGATGGAATACACCAATATTATTCCCAAAGAGTATCCCCGTTCTGATTATACGAGCAGGATGTGTGATGCCCTTTCACAAGAAATAAAGGAAAGGTTTGAGTTCTATAGTGTATCTTCCCATCCCACTAGATCCGATACAATAGCAGCATTACCAATCTCAAATAAACCAAAGATAATTTTTGACCATGAAGATGAATGGCATCGTCTTCATTATTACTATAATAGAGATGATGTTGTGTTGATTTTAAAGGACTATGCTCCTTTTGATTATTTTAGATTCAAAAAGATAATACCAATGCCTGTGGTTTTTAACCACGAATATCCATTCAAGCAACAAAAAACAATAGAAGAGAGAAAATATCTCTTGTTTTCCTCTCTATGGCTTTCTCCAGCAAGAATGGCAGTAAGAGATGCTCTCTCTTCTTTAGAGAGCAGAGAAGATTGTAGAATAATGTGGAATGATGGATTTGCAAAGGGATTGCCATTTACAGAATATCAAGAAGAAATGAGAAACAGCGTTGTTTCTGTTTGTTGCTCTGGTTACATGAGTCCAGAGATAGCACGACTACACGAAGCACTAGTCGCAGGAAATATAATTGTTACAAGCAGAAGACCAAATTATCCTTTTTATAAAGGACATCCATTTATAGAATATGATGATCCTAGAGAAATTCCAAATCTTGTGTTATCTATAAACAACATGAGTAACAAAGAAAAGCAGGAATTAGTAGAGAGAGGTAATGCATTTTACAAAGAAAAATATAGCGCAGAAGCAATGGCTAAACGAATAGAAGAATCTTTGAACCATTTATCTTAATTAAGGAACACCAATGACATCAATGCCAATAAAAATAAACTATGAGTTTGTAAACAGATTGAATCAAAAAGGAGGAGAAGGTTCTACCCTGTATGCACAGGGAATGGGATCTGGTCCTCATTTGGAATACAAGATTAAGTGGTTAAACCAAATTAAACCTACAAAACTTCTTGAAACTGGAACAAACAAAGCACAGTTTTGCTACATTGTAAAACTTCTATTTCCAAATTGTAAAATAACAACACTAGATGTACATGAGTGGTGTCAGGATATGGTGAATATGGTTCTTCAAGAAACTAGCACAGAGGGTATAAACTTCATACAAGGAAACACTCTTCATACTATGAAGAGTATTGATGAGAGTTTTGATTGTGCATGGATAGATGGCGATCATTCATATGAAGTTTGTTTATCTGACTTAAGAGAATGCAACAGATTGGGTATTCCGCATTTATTGATAGATGATTGGACATTTTGTGCAGATGTTACAACTGCTGTTATGGATTTTGTGAATGAAACGAAATATAAAATTATTGGCGTATCTATGGATAGTCCTGGTATTGTAGAGTTGAAATTGATTCAATGATGTAAAAACTTGATACATATATTCGGTATGCGATAGACACCAACTAAAGGAATACACTATGAGTGAAAAGAAGAAGATTGTCTTGTCAATGATTGTGAAGAATGAAACGCACATTATCAAAGAGTGCTTTGATTCTCTTTATAAATTCATTGATTACTGGGTTATCTGTGATACAGGTTCAACTGACGGAACACAGGAACTTATCAAGCAGTACTTTGCCGAAAAGGGTATTCCTGGTGAACTCCACCAACATGAATGGCAAGACTTTGCCACCAATCGTTCTGCTGCGCTTAAACTGTGCGACGGTAAGGGCGACTATGCCTGGATGATTGATGCCGATGACTATCTTGTTGGAGAGATGAACTTCCCCCACCAGTTAAATTTTGATGGATATTCTGTTCGCATCAAGCGTGGAAACTTTGAGTGGTGGAGAAATCAGATATTCAAGACGGGTATAGGCTGGTGCTATGAGGGAGTACTGCATGAGTATGCCCATTGCCCAAACAAGCCTGATCTCTCTCTAGCAAAATTGGATATTCCTGGCTACCATGTTGAGGCTCGCACGGAAGGTGGTGCTCGTAATAAGGGCATCACTCCAACAGAAAAGTATGCACGGGATGCCGTAGTACTTGAGAAGGCTCTAGAAAAAGAGCCTCTAAATTCACGCTATCAGTTCTATCTTGCACAGTCTTATTTTGACTCACAACAGTGGGACAAGTCTTTTGATGCCTATGAAAAGCGGGCAAAGATGGGTGGGTGGGAAGAGGAAGTTTTCTATTCTCTATTCCGAATGGCAATTATTGCAATGATGCAAGGCAAGCCTACAGAGCAGATTATCAATCTGTTCCTTGGAGCATATAATTACCGTCCGTGCCGAGCCGAGCCTCTTTATCATATTGCCCGTATCTACAGAATGAATGGATATCCACGAATTGGATATCTGTATGCGAAAATGGGATTAACAATTCCCATTCCGAAGCACGACATCCTGTTTATTTCTCAAGATGTGTACGATTGGATGCTTTTAGATGAAGTCGGTTCTACTGCCTACTATGTTCATTCTTTCCAAGAGGGATATGATGCCTGTGTTAAGGCGATAGCAAGTGGAAAATTGCCTCCATCAGAATTCCAAAGAATTCAAAATAATCTAGTTGAATATCGCAAGAAAATAGAAGAAACCGAAAAGGCAGAAAAGGAGTTGGCGGAACAGCAAAAGAAGATGTTACAGGGAACACAGCAACCAGTTCCTGGTGTATTGAACAGCACTGTTGCGGTTTCTCAACCAAAGATACCTGTTCCAAACCAAACAACGCTAAGTCTAGGAACTTCTCAGCCTAAATACAAGAAGAAATTCAAGGAAAGAGTAAAAGGATGAGAGGGAATAATGCCTGCATCAAAGTACGATATCAAAGCCGAACAAGGCTCTACATTTAGACTTCATCTACACTATAAAACTGGCGATGGAGATGGTATTGATTTGAGCGGGTTTGGATCTAGAATGCAAGTTCGTAGATCCTCTAAAAATCCTAAAATTCTGCTTTATATGAGCACCAGTGGTGTCACAGGAGGTGGCACTACTGGTGACTTTTCTATTGGAGGGGGAGTTCAGGGAACAGGTGGTATTAGACTCAACGCCAGCACCACAGGTCAAACTGGTGCAAATGGGCTGACAGGCGGAATCTATATGGACATAGATAATATAACAATGAGCAGTGTACCCGAAGGAAGACACCTTTATGATTTAGAATTGATTAACACAACCGGTGATGTTCAACGCCTTATTGAAGGTTTTTTTGAAGTCACAAGCGAAATCACGAGAACATAAATGGCAAACGACCCATCAGTTTTAGTTGTAACAGCACAAACAGGACAAACTCTTCTTGTAGCCACTCCTCTAGGAATAAATGGAGTAAATGGAGCAACCGGTCCACAGGGACCAACAGGAGCCACTGGACAACAGGGAGCAACAGGTCCTGCTGGCGGTCCTGTAGGTCCTACAGGTGCAACTGGTGTAACAGGAATTGGGTATACAGGTGCAACTCTCATTAATGGTAATTTTGTAGTATTTCCTGTTTCTTCTCTCGGTGTGTTGGGTTCTGGTATTACCATTGGATACATTATTGGTGCTACAGGAACTAGTGGAGTTGCTGGTGCTGTTGGTGCAACAGGTGCAACTGGCTCAATTGGAGCCACTGGTAATGTCGGAGCAACAGGTACAACTGGTCCACAAGGCATCCAAGGAATTCAAGGCATCCAAGGAAATACTGGTGCTACAGGTGCTACAGGATCTCAAGGTATTCAAGGAGCCACTGGTGCTACAGGTGCTACAGGATCTCAAGGTATTCAAGGAGTAACAGGAGCCACTGGTGCTACAGGTGCTACAGGATCTCAAGGCATCCAAGGTTCAACAGGTGCTACAGGATCTCAAGGTATTCAAGGAGTAACAGGAGCCACTGGTCTGGTAGGTGCAACAGGACCTGTTTCTTCTGTTAATTCATTAACTGGCTCTATTCAGATACTTGCAGGAAGCAATATAAGCATAACAAGTAGCGTATCTGGTATAACTATTTCTTCTTTGGGTGGAGCGGGTTCTGTTGGACCGACTGGTCCAACAGGTGCTACAGGATCTCAAGGCGTTCAAGGTATCACTGGTGCTACAGGTGCTACAGGATCTCAAGGTATCCAAGGAGTAACAGGTGCTACAGGAGCCACTGGTGCTACAGGTGCTACAGGATCTCAAGGTATTCAAGGAGTAACAGGAGCCACTGGTGCTACAGGTGCTACAGGATCTCAAGGTATTCAAGGAGTAACAGGAGCCACTGGTGCTACAGGATCTCAAGGTATTCAAGGTTCAACAGGTGCTACAGGAGCCACTGGTGCTACAGGATCTCAAGGTATTCAAGGAGTAACAGGAGCCACTGGTGCTACAGGTGCTACAGGATCTCAAGGTATTCAAGGAGTAACAGGAGCCACAGGAGCCACTGGTGCTACAGGTGCTACAGGTGCTACAGGATCTCAAGGAGTACAAGGAGTAACAGGAGCCACAGGTGCTACAGGATCTCAAGGTATTCAAGGAGTAACAGGAGACACTGGTGCTACAGGATCTCAAGGTATTCAAGGAGTAACAGGAGCCACTGGAGTCACGGGTCCTGTTGGAGACTATGTTATTTCTATAAACGGACAGACAGGCATAGTGAGTATTTCTAATCTGTTGACACCAACACAAACAATCGGAATATTCAATGCGTTGGATTCGCAGCCCCCTTCAACCAATTATGCAACAATTGACACAAGAAATTCTGTTCCAGTGTTGGATTTTGATGCAACGGTCGCAGAATCAACTGTATTCTCTGGAATAGTTCCCAGCAACTTCGCAATTTCTTCAAGTTTATGGCTGTACTTGCATTTCTCTGCAACAACTGCAACTGGCTCTACGGTTGCATGGCTTGCTCAAATGGAAAGAATGTCAGGAGTAAGCGGATTCTCTTCAGACGCATTTACTACAGGAACAACATTCAATGGTGTGCTTGGAAATACACTTGGATTTGTTCGAGTAGTAGGAACAACCATAGGAGTTCCATCGGGACTGACCCAAGGTGATGCATATAGACTAAAGATAACAAGAAATGCAGCAGATGCTGTGAATGACACGGCAATAGGAGACGCAGAACTCATAGCAACAGAATTGAGGAACACCTGATGTCCTACTATTTTAGTGGTCCTTGGGGAGATCAATCAACAGGTACAGCAGGAACAACAGCAAATCCTATAAGGTCTAGAATATCTGTTAAACAAAAGGGTAGAGTTCAAGGCTATGATGGTACTATTGATACACTAGCAACAAATAGAATATCTGCGACAGGGGGAATAGGAGTTGTTACTGGTGCACCACTAACAATGTCTTGTTGGGTAATGCCAGACGGCTTTATTTCTACTTCATTTGGTTCTGTTATTACCGTGAATTTTGAGCCAAATAGTGCTCCAAGTACTACAGCACAATATTTCTTTTATGAATTGGGATTTGTTGGGGCTAATAGCACTCCACCAGGTGCGATTGTTTTTAGACCAAGAGTTCGCTTCAGAAGAGCCAGTGCACAAAACACAACAAGCACTATTGCTGGTGTGTCTGCATGGTATGGTCCAACTGGTGGAGGATCACTACAGACGGGTCAGTGGGTTCATCTTGTTGGGCTTGTTGGTATCACCACAGGAAATCAAAGAACTCTACAGTTGTATGTTAATGGAGTGCTCAGCAACACTACGGTCACAGTTCCTGTCGCAAATACTCCAGAATTGGCTGGAAACACATTCAATCGAACAACTATAGGTGGGCTAAAGGTTTCTTCTTCTTCTGCTGGGGGAATGGCAGGATGCGAAAACAATTTCAAGGGATATGTTGCCGAGGTTGCTCTTTGGGGTGCAACGCTATCGGCTCAAGAGATACAGTCTCTCTACTCCGGTGTTCCAGCAGACAGAATAAGGCCGCAGAATTTGGCATTTTACGCTCCGCTTATTCGTGATCTAAATACTGTTGTTGGAGACTACACACTCTCTCCAGAGAGTGGAACAACATTCACATCATTACCTGTAAGCGGATTGACATTCGTTTCTCCTCTATACTCTGGTCATCCGCAAACAGGAATAACAGAAACACATCCAAGGAGATACGGATGAGCAAGTATGCACTAGTTATAGGAGGTTTGGTACAAAACATAATTGACCTTGACGACGCTTGGTATGAGTCTGCTGTTGCTAGTGGGAATCCTAAAGCACAGTACTACTATCCTGTTGTTAATGGTTCTTTGCCCAATTATGACCCTTCTTTGGAAATATTAGAAGAAAGCGTTGCTCTACAAGGAAACACTGTTGTTCGGTCTTGGAATAGGAGACAAAAAACAGCAGAGGAACTCCTACCAGAACCAAAGGCATATACCTCTTATGAATTTCTTCTTCGTTTCACTCCTCAAGAGAGATCGGCATTTCGAAATGCTGCTAAGACAGATGATACGGTGGCTGATTTTATGCAATTGGCACAAGCAGCACAAGAGATTTGGACAAACGACGAGACAACAATCGCTGGTATGAATTACCTTGTCTCTCAAGGACTATTGACATCAGAGAGAAAGTATGAGATAATGTCGTGATCTAATTTAGAAAGGATATATTATGAATCTTCGTGTTTTTAAATTGAGTAGCCTCACACCAGAAATAGGATATGGAACGCAGAGTTCTGCTTGTTTTGATCTATCTGCCTGTCTAGCAGATCGACCCTCTATAAAGGGATTCTATGGAAACAATGAACCTGTTATCTTTATTTGCGTTAATGATGATAGTGGAATTTGGATAAAAATCCCTCCAAAGGCAAGAGTGCTTGTTCCAACAGGAATGATCTTGGATATACCCGAAAATCATTGTGTAAAGGTATATCCCCGTTCAGGGCTTTCGGTAAAGCAAGGATTGGGTCTTTGTAACAGTGTAGGTGTTGTTGATTCTGATTATGTCGAAGAATTGTTTATTCCTGTTATAAACAATTCCGAAAAAGAATTGGTAATAAAGCATGGAGACAGAATAGCGCAAGCAGAATTAGTTTTGAGCAACCAATGCTCTATTGGCTACATAGATGAAAGACCAAAGACAAAGACAGATCGTGTTGGAGGATTTGGTTCTACAGGAACAGACAGTTTAAAGTCAACCATTTGAGGATTTTACTATGAACAGACAAGAATTGTTTCAACACCATCAGCAATTGTGCACTTCTGCTCTTGAACTAATGAAGAAAAAGAATCACGATTATGCTGGCAACAGCGGAGAAACACCATTCGCTAATTTTGAAAGATGCGAAGCAATGGGAATTTGCTCTACAGAAGCAGGATTTCTTGTTCGATTGACAGACAAGTTGTCTCGTCTTTCTACATTTAGTTCTGCTGGAAAACTAACTGTAGACAATGAGAGTTATGAAGACGCAATAATTGACATTATAAATTACTGTGTATTGTTTTCTGCCTTTACTAAAGGAAAGTCTGAAAAGAAGTGAGTTGCTGTGGGAGACAATCTCCTTGTTGTCAAACACAAAAGAGCCATTCTTTTTCAGAAAAGGCACTACTAACAGTTGGTATGCCTTGCTATGATGATTTTGATGGTGTTTTTTTCAGCACACAAGCACTCTTGATGTATCACAAAGATGCAATGCCATATGTCAAAATTATGGTATTAGACAACAACCCTGATAGCAGACAGGGTAAAGAAACAGAAGAATACTGTAAGCAATTAGGAATAACTTATCTTCCTTTTAACCAATACCAAGCAACAACTGTCAAGGGGTTGATTTTTGAAAGTGCAGAGACTCCATTTGTTCTCTGCATGGATTCTCATGTTTTTATTGAACCTGGCGCACTAACAAAACTATTGATGTACTATCAGTGCAATGAGAACACAGAAGACCTCTTGCATGGACCTCTTCTATCGGAAGAACCAAACAGGGCAACAGTTTGGACTCATATGGAGCCAAGGTGGAGAAATCAAATGTATGGAATATGGGCAGCAGATGAGAGAGGGCAGAATCCATCTGATAAACCATTTGAAATTCCAATGCAAGGCATGGGTTTGTTTTCATGTAGACGAGAGGCATGGGTAGGATTCAATAAAAACTTCCGTGGCTTTGGTGGAGAAGAGTGGTACATACATGAGAAATTTAGGAAGAAAGGAGCAAAGGTGATGTGTTTGCCTTTTCTTCGATGGTCACATCGGTTCCGAAGACCCCGTGGTGTTCCTTATCGTCTATTCTATGAAGATAAAATTAAAAATTACTACATTGGTTTTCTAGAGTTAGGATTAGATGTATCCCCAATCACAAATCATTTTAAGCATGAGCATGGATTTTCTGATGAGGATCTAGACCACCTGTTGTTTGAGGCAAAATGCCTACAGACTTCTTGACTTGTAGACAGAAAGAGTTATACTTTGGCTATGAAAGACACACGATACCAAATCATTCAGGGTGATTGCATCAAGTCTCTAAAGACGCTGCCTGAAAACAGCGTTCATACCTGTGTTACTTCTCCTCCGTACTTTGGACTCCGAAATTACAATGGAGGAGAAGATGAAATCGGTCAAGAGGAGACTGTAGAAGACTATGTAGAGAAGATGGTCGAGGTTTTCCGTGAGGTACGCCGTGTCCTGCGTCCTGATGGAACTCTATGGCTCAATCTTGGCGATTCTTACATGGCACAGAAGAATGTTGCTCCTCCTCCACAGACAATCGGTGGGCAGCGTGGGATGCCTAGTGATTTTGTGCCAAGCAATCGTCGGGATCAGAAGGGTTTGAAGCACAAGGATCTTATTGGAATTCCTTGGCGTGTGGCTCTTGCGATGCAAGCCGATGGGTGGTGGCTGCGTCAAGACATCATTTGGTCAAAGCCAAATCCGATGCCTGAATCTGTGCAAGACCGTTGTACCCGTGCACATGAGTACATCTTTATGTTCTCAAAGAAGCCCCATTATTACTATGACCACGATGCAATCAAGGAACCAGCCCAGAATTGGGGAACCCGTGATCGCTCGGAGATGCGTGAAGGAACAACAGATCCAAAGTTGAAGCATCATGGTTTGAAGGGCAAGGAATGGGAAGAGAATCCCATGAAGAACAAGCGGTCTGTTTGGACTGTCAATACCAAAGGATACAAAGGCGCACACTTTGCTGTGTATCCAGAAGATCTCGTTCGTCCTTGCATTCGTGCAGGAACAAGCGAAGGAGGCTGCTGCTCACATTGCGGTTCTCCCTTTGAAAGACAGACAAGCAATCCTACAGAAGCACTGAAGCCCATTGAAGCAATTGAACGAAAGGGAATCATGTTGACTCCCGAAGATTCTGCTCTGGTGCAATGGCTTGAGGAGAATGGTGGTGACTACCGTATTTCAGTTGAAGGGGAGAAACACGCAGAGAATTGGGAAGAAGTTCCTATTTCCAACGGTCGCAGAGGAGAACTAAAGCGAAAGGGTTATACGCTTTTGCATTGGGGTGTGAATCCCGTTCAAGAGGGATGGCAACCTAGTTGCACTTGTTCTTTGAAGAAAGAAGGAATCAAGTCTGTTCCTTGTACTGTTCTTGATCCATTCAATGGATCTGCAACTACTGGTGTTGTTGCCTTGAAAGAAGGAAGGCACTATATTGGTTTAGAATTGAATCCCGACTATATCAAATTATCTGAAGAAAGAATCGCAGAAAATATTCCAATGAGTCTACAGGAGATCATGCAATGAAAAAGAAGTCTGAATTTCAACCCTTGGGTAGGTGGATCGCAGTTACTACAGATAAAGCAAAGAAAGAGAAGACCACTGATGCTGGTATTATCTATTCTGAAAGAGACAGCACAGGACAATATGTTAAGAGTGTGATAAAGATGGTCGGTCCTGGTATTGAAGAGAGACTGAATGTAGGAGATGTGGTATACTGGGACTCAAAGAAGTTCACAGGGAATGAAGTAGACGGTATGCATATTATCCATGAGTCGTGGATTGCCGTTGTTGTAGAAGAGTGAAAGGAATAGAGTGGATCAATACACAAGCATAGGGATTCGTGGAAACCGAATTCTGTTTCGTGGCTACAAGAGCATTGGTGGTCGAAAGCAAAGGGTTCACTATGCGAATCCAGACTTTCGACCAACCATCTTTTTGAAGGCAAACAAGCCGAGCGAGTGGAAAACACTTGACGGTATTCCTGTTGAGCCTATGCAACCAGGCACAATCTTGGATTGCAGAGCATTCATCGACCAATACAAAGATGTTGGTGGATTGAGTGTGTATGGAAATACTGATTATATTGCCCAATTCATTGCAGAGAACTATCAGGAGATTGAGTATGATTTCTCTGATTTGAAGGTCTGTTATTTGGATATTGAAACAGAATGCGAGAACGGCTTTCCCGATCCAAACAGGGCAGAAGAGCGAGTCATAGTCATAACTCTTGGCTGTGGTGGGATTTACCACTCTCTTGTCTTGGGTAAGGCTGTTTCACCACAGCCAAATGCCAAAGTGTATGAATATGACAATGAAGAGGAATTACTACAGGCTTTCATTGAGTTGTGGAGAGCCGAAGATTATGATATTGTGACGGGATGGAACACTCAACTCTTCGACATTCCCTATCTTGTAAACAGAATAGGAAGACTTATTGGAGAAGACGGTGTGAAGCGTCTGTCTCCGTGGAATGATGTAAAGACCCGTAATGTTTCCATGAAGGGAAAGATGTACGAAGTCTTTGATATTGTGGGAATCTCTTCGCTAGACTATCTTGACCTATATCGCAAGTTTACATTTGTCAATCAGGAGTCCTACAAGTTGGATAACATTGCATTTGTAGAGTTGGGCGAACGCAAGGCATCCTATGCTGAATATGACAAGATGTCTGACTTCTACAAGCAGAATTTCCAGGCATTTCTTGAGTATAATATTAAAGATGTTCATCTTGTACAGAGGCTTGAGGAGAAACTGAAACTCCTTGAACTTGCTGTGGCTCTTGCCTATTCTGCAAAGGTCAATTTCTCTGATGTCTTCTCACAGGTTCGCACTTGGGATTCCATCATCTATCACCATCTAAACGAGCAGAAGATTGCCATTCCTCCAAAGAAAGAGGGAGACAAGTCCGAGCAGTTTGCTGGTGCTTATGTCAAAGACCCTCTCGTTGGAATGCACAAGTGGGTGGTGTCTTTTGATTTGGATTCACTGTATCCCCATCTTATCATGCAGTACAACATTTCACCAGAGACAAAGGTGAAAGGCAAGTCAAAGCGCAGGATTCCTGTAGAGGATCTGTTGGCTTCCCTGAAGTCTGGAGCATACGAAACAGATGAACACAGCACTGCTGCCAACGGGGTTTCTTTTGTGAAGGGTGTTCGTGGGTTCCTTCCTGCCCTTATGGATACGATGTATCAGGAGCGCAAGGTCTACAAGCAGAAGATGCTTGAGTCCAAGCGTAGACTGAAGGAACAGAAAGATTCTCTCTCAAAGTTGGACAAGCGTCAATTGGAGAATGAAATCTCCAAGTATCATAACTTTCAGTTGGTTCGTAAGATTCAGTTGAATTCTGCATTCGGTGCTGTGGGCAACGAATACTTCCGTTATTATGATTTGGATCTTGCAGAAGCGATCACCGTATCAGGTCAGTTGTCTATTCGTTGGATTGAAGAGCAGTTGAACAGTTTTCTCAATTCTTCATTCAAGACCGAAGACTATGACTATGTTATCGCAAGTGATACGGATTCCATTTATCTCCGATTGGACAATCTTGTTCAGCGAGTCATGCCAACAGAAACAGATAATGCAAAGATTGCAAAGTATCTGGAGCGGGTTTCCTCTGAACTGATACAGCCATTCATTGATAAGAAATACGATGAACTCTCCCGCAAGATGAATGCATATGAAAACAAGATGCACATGAAGCGTGAGGCTATTGCAAACAAGGGGATTTGGACTGCAAAGAAGCGGTATATGCTCAATGTTATGATTGGAGAGGATGGGGTTCTTCTGAAGATCCCTGAAATGAAGATCATGGGTATTGAAACCACTCGCTCTTCGACTCCCCGTGTTGTCCGTGATGCACTCACAGAGAGCATCTCTATCATAATGAACGGGACACAAGACGATATTATCGGATACATTGCCGACTTCAAGAAGCGTTTCAAGACATTGAAGGCAGAGGAAATCAGTTTCCCCCGTTCTTGCAATGGTTTGAAAGAGTATCACGAACCAACAACAATCTATCGAAAGTCCACTCCTATTGCGGTTCGTGGTTCTCTGCTATACAATCACCACTTGCGTAGACTAAAGATAGACAAGAAGTATCCTGTCATCAACGAAGGCGACAAGATCAAGTATTGCTATCTAAAGAAACCAAACCCATTGGGTGAGAATGTTCTGGCATTTGTCAGCACTATCCCTTCCGAATTACAATTGCAGAAATACATTGACCATGACACCCAATTTGAAAAGGCATATCTTGAGCCTCTGAAGGCAATATTGGATTGCTTGGGTTGGCAGACAGAAAAAACAAACAGCCTTGAGTCTCTCTTTGGCTGATCCCGACTATATACAGTAATACCATGAAAGGAAATACTATGGCTAAAGATAATGTTCGTATTGTTCGTTTGACTACAGGTGAAGAGATTATTTGCAAGGCCGATGCGGCTGAAGACGGGGGCTGGTTCATCAAGGATGCTCTGCTTCTTGTGCCAGTGAGTCTACAGAATCTCTCAATGCTTCCTTGGCTTGCATATGCAGATGCACCAGAAGATGGAATTCATATTCCAGAGAAGATTGTTGCTTTCACTGTTCTTCCTCAAAAGCGTCTGAAGGCAGAATACGAGAAGGCTTTCTCCAAGATTATTGCACCTGATGCTGGAGATATTATTGGTGGTGCTGATATGGCTGCGCTTGGCAGCAAACTTCGGTTGTCCACAGAATGAATAATGAACAAATAGACTACTTGCTTGATCTTCTAGAAGAGAAGAAAAAGCATATCAATAATCAATACCAAGTCGTATTGAAGTCTAAGTCCTTTGGGATGTCTCATGTAAATACCATCCTTGAAGGAATGGAGTTCAACAACAGTATAATTGTGGCATTAGAAAGAATGAAGAAAGAGGTAGACAATGGGGTACTTGGACTCAATAATTAAGAATTCAGGAAACAAGTATGCAAGCGTTGTTGAAGAGGGAGTAGAAGCAGATGTCAATGGTTTTGTTGACACGGGAAGTTATGCACTCAATGCATTGCTTTCGGGTAGTCTTTATGGTGGGATTGCAAGCAATAAAATTCTTGCTCTTGCAGGAGAGTCTGCAACAGGCAAAACATACTTTGCTATCGGAATTGTGTCAAAGTTCTTGCAAGACAATAAAGAAGGTGTTGTTCTCTACTTTGATTCAGAGCAAGCCGTTACATCAGAGATGTTCCACTCCCGTGGAGTGGACCCAAAGCGTGTTGCGGTATTCCCTGTTGCTACAATTGAAGATTTCCGCCATCAGGCTATTTCTATCGTAGATAAGATTCTTGAAGAGCCTGTAGAAAAGCGAAAGCCTGTAATGATTGTACTTGACTCGCTTGGTATGCTTTCAACAAGTAAAGAGATGCGTGACACCAGTGAGGGTAAAGAGGTTCGTGATATGACCCGTTCACAGGCTATCCGTTCCACTTTCCGTACTCTTACTCTCAAGTTAGGAAAAGCCAATATTCCTATGATTATGACAAACCATACTTATAGCGTTATTGGTGCTTATGTTCCTACAAGAGAGATGAGTGGTGGTGACGGTTTGAAATACGCTGCATCAACAATCGTATACTTGAGTAAAAAGAAAGACAAGAATGCAGAAGGGGATGTTGTAGGAAACATCATCCATTGCAAACTGTACAAGTCTCGTTTGACCAAAGAGAATCAGCAGATTGATGTTCAGTTGAATTATGATAGTGGCTTGAACAAGTACTATGGGCTTCTTGATGTTGCTCTAAAGTATGGTATTTTCAAGAAGGTTTCAACCAGAATTGAACTACCAGATGGCAAGACTGCATTTGAGAAGAATATCAACGAGAATCCAGAGAAGTACTTTACTACAGATGTGATGAAGCGACTTGAAGAAGCAGTCGCAAAAGAGTTCAAGTACGGTGGTGGGCTTTCGGAAGAAGGAGAAACCACAGAGAAGGTTCTTCTGAACGAAGAGGCATAAAATGGATTGCCTTGAAAAGGAAACTTTAGACTTTGATATTGTGCCGAACGATTCCTTCGGGTATGCTATCCGTATGAGAGGTAGTATATTCGAAGGAATCGAATATCGGTACACTGTCTTCAAGTTTGAAGATAGACCTTTAGGTGGCAGACTCTATTTTGACTACGAGATAATCAAAAATCCAAATGGAGTCCCACTCACAGATGAGTTGAGAAACTTCGTATCGTTTATTTCTGAAAGACTTGTTCGTTCTGGATTAGTGAAAGTAGCAAATGAAGCGAATAGAAACAATAATCTTGGAAGGACTTCTGTATAATGAAGAGTATGCCAGAAAGGTATTGCCCTTCATTGCAACAGACTATTTTCAAGACTCTAACGAAAAGATTGTCTTTGGTGCAATCTCCGAATTCATCGGGAAATATTCAGCCCTGCCTACCAAAGAGGCAGTAGGAATTCTAGTCAAAGAAAGCAAGATCCTTACGGAAGAGCAGTTCAAGAAGTGCCGTGAGATCGTGGAGGCACTATCAGATGAAAAGCAAAATCAAGATTGGCTCGTCAACGAAACAGAAAAGTTCTGCAAAGACCGAAGCCTATACAACGCCGTCCTTGAATCAATCCATATCATCGAAGGTAAGTCCAAGAACAAAACTGCCGCTGCACTTCCTGATATCCTCTCAAAGGCACTTGCAGTATCCTTCGACACACACATTGGACACGATTACATCGAAGACTCCGATTCACGATATGACTTCTACCACAAGAAAGAGTCAAGAATCCCCTTCGACCTTGAATACTTCAACACCATTACGAATGGTGGCGTCCCACAAAAGACGCTGAATATTATCCTTGCAGGAACTGGTGTTGGTAAGTCGTTGTTCATGTGCCACCATGCTGCAAACTGCCTGTCATTGGGCAAGAGTGTTCTGTATATCACCTGTGAGATGGCAGAGGAGCGTATTGCAGAGCGTATTGATGCGAATCTCATGGACACCAGTCTAGATGACCTGAAGTCCCTCCCAAAGGATGTCTATGACAAGAAGATGGATAGAATCCGACAGAAGACACAGGGTAAACTCATTGTCAAAGAGTATCCAACTGCATCGGCTAATGTTAATCACTTTCGTATCTTGCTTGAAGAACTGAAACTAAAAAAGCGATTCAAGCCCGATGTTATCTTTATCGACTATCTTAATATTTGTGCATCTGCTCGTATAAAGATGACAGGTTCTGTTGGTTCGTATTCGTATATCAAGTCTATTGCAGAGGAGTTGCGTGGCTTGGCTGTAGAGCAGAGTGTTCCTATATTCTCTGCAACACAGACGAACCGAACAGGCTTCACTAATACTGATGTTGGTCTTGAAGACACATCGGAATCTTTCGGTCTTCCTGCAACTGCTGATTTTATGTTTGCCATCATTGCAACTGAAGAGATGGATAAACTCAATCAGGTGCTTGTAAAACAGTTGAAGAACCGCTACAACGATATTGCATCAAACAAGCGATTTGTAGTTGGAATCAACCGAGCAAAGATGAAACTGTTTGATGTTGAAGAATCAGCACAGAAGGATTTGGTGGACACAACACCAGCACCTCAAGCACCAGTAAAGGCTTTCAAGCCTTCTGTTGGAAGAAAGCCCGAGTTTAATAAGGATTCAAAGTTCAAAGGTTGGAAAGTATAAAGGAGGCAATATGCCAGAAGAGAAGAAAGAAGAGAAGAAGATTAAGAGCGTAATTATTGATGCAGAACTAAAGGAATGGGAAGATTGGGGAAACAAATGGTTTGGTCACGACCAACCAACAGATGACCTGTATCACAAGGAAGATTTCAAGAAGAGGAAGTAAATGTCAACCTATATCGACAAGAAATACATTGACCTTGTTAGTTCTCAACTCCGCAATTTCAAGTGGAAGAAGGCTACACTAGCAAATTGTTCTTGTCCAGTTTGTGGAGATTCAAGCAAGAATAAGCGTAAGGCACGGGGATTTTTCTTTCAGAAGAAGGGAGACTTCTTCTATATGTGCCACAATTGTGGATTTTCCACTACGCTTTACAACTTCTTGTCTCAAGTTGCTCCATCCTATGCAAAGGAATATGCTCTAGAGCGTTGGAAGAACGGAGAGTCTGGTCATTCTAATTATCAAAAGCCAGATCTGTCTGTTCCTTCTCCAGTGTTTGTCAAACCTGGTGAGTTGCAGAAGATATCGGATATGTCTTCAGATCATCCTGCTGTTATCTTTTGTAAGAAGAGAAAGATTCCAAAGGAAAGATGGAACAGATTGTATTATACAGATGACTTTGCAAAGTATGCAATGTCTCTAGATGAAACACTAGATTTGAAGAAGAAAGAGCCAAGAATCGTCATCCCATTTTTTGATATGGGTGGAAATACTATTGGTGCTCAGGGAAGACTCTTGGAGGTCAAGAGTGATAGAGATATCAGATACATGACAATCAAGGCAGACAAAGCCATTGATCGCTTGTGGTATGGTATAGGAGACTGTGATTCTTCAAAGCGTGTTTATGTTGTTGAAGGACCGATTGATTCTCTATTTTTACCTAATTGTGTGGCGATGGTTGGAGCATCGGGTGTAAATCTTCACCCAAAGATTGCATCTTCGGATGTTGTTGTTGTATTGGATAATGAACCAAGAAATGCTGAAATAGTCTCTCTCATGGAAAGGTTTATTGAGAGTGGAGTATCGGTTTGCATTTGGAAAGAGGATATTCAAGAAAAAGACATAAACGACATGGTTCTTGCTGGTCGAACAGGAGATGAAATTACTCATCTTATTGATGAATGTGTCTGTCGTGGAATTGAGGCAAAACTAAAACTCAACTATTGGAAGAAGGTTTAGTCACATGAATGAAGAGGAAAAAGCCCGCCTAACTACAACTGCCATCATAGAGTTTGGATTCAAGTTTGCAGAATATGTGAAAGAGATGGATCCAGATCTTTGGAAAAGAGCGGTTGATTATGCAAAGGATTGGACTGAAGTGGATGGTGTTTCTTTTTACTATGTGAAGGACAAAGAAGATGAAGATAGAAGTTCTGAATGAAGGTTTTGTTGAACTTGTAGACCATATGGGCGATGACCTTACGGTGGTGAATGCAGCCCGTGTCTCTTTCAACAAAGAAGCAAACGAGTTCACAGATCGTGATGAAAAATTGCTCCAGTATTTGGCAAAGCACAACCACTGGACCCCATTTGCCCATCCGCAGATTACCCTGCGGATCAAGGCTCCTATTTCTATTCGTACACAGTTTTTCAAGCACAAGCAAGGTTTCGTAGAGAATGAAATCTCACGCAGATATGTTTCTTATGAGCCTGACATATACCATCCACGGTGGAGAACCAAACCCACAAATGGAGCGAAGCAAGGCTCTGAAACATTTATGGAATATGGGGATCAATGGAATTCTTGCAATATTCTATACAGCCTTGCTGTCGAGCAGTGTCTTTCTGCATACAACACACTCCTAGAGAAGGGCGTAGCACCCGAACAGGCACGGTTTATCCTTCCACAGGGAGTCTACACCGAATGGTGGTGGACAGGCTCTCTGGCGGCTTATGCACGGTTCTATGGACAAAGAACCGATCCTCATGCCCAATGGGAAATACAAGAATATGCTAGGGCTGTTGGCAATATCATTTCTGATATTTTCCCAAAATCTTGGATCGCACTAACCCAAACCAACTAATCATTATTATCTCGGAGTTGAATCCGAACAACAATTTGGACGATAGATATCTGTCCGCACATACATTGGAGTACTTTATGTCAAAGAATTTACCTACCCTTTATCAGGATTTCATTCACCTCTCTCGCTATTCCCGTTGGCTTGAAAAAGAGGGAAGACGGGAACACTGGGATGAAACTGTGAAGCGTTATTTTGATTTCTTTGAAGAGCATCTCCAGGAGAATCAGAAGCATAAGGTTTCACCAGCAGTTCGCCAAGAACTTGAACAGGCTGTCTTGAACCTTGAGATCATGCCTTCTATGCGTGCACTGATGACCGCAGGAGAGGCACTGAAGCGTGACAACACCGCTGGTTATAACTGTTCATATGTTGCCGTAAACCGTGTTCGTGCATTTGATGAGATTCTCTATAT